ATGACCAATCTTGTTCTGGATACATACATTTATTTAATCCTTCATCAACCACATTTGTTAAGCATTATATTTTAAATAATAATGGTTGTTTTAATAATGATATATCTATCAATATATTTTCTGCTGGTTATGGAAATACTACCTCAGCTATTGATGCTGTAAAATTCCAAATGTCTAGTGGAAACATTGACGAAGGTGAGATATTGCTTTTCGGAGTAAATTAGATTATAAGGAGGATTATGCCACACAAATTAGTAAATGGAATACAAGTAGAACTTACAGAAGCAGAGATAGCAGCAAGAGCCGCTGAAGAAGCAGCCTGGGCCGCTGGTGCATTCGATAGAGCTATGGCAGATTTAAGAAGTAAAAGAGATAGACTTCTTTCTTCATGCGATTGGGTTATGATGCCTGATTCACCGATATCGGATAAAACTGCATGGGAAACTTACAGACAATCTTTAAGAGATATAACAAATGGATTAACTACAGTTGAACAAGTTAATTCTGTAACATGGCCAACTAAACCGTAATTATGAGTGAAGTAAAAGTAAATAAAATATCCCCTAGAACAGGAACCACGTTCACAATCGGTGATAGTGGAGACACGGTTACTACTGCAGGAAATATTTCTGCATTAAATATTACAGCAACTAATTCTTTAACTGTAAATGGTGAATCAGTTACTTCAGCGAATCCAACGTTTACATCTATTTCACCAGATACCATTACTAACGCTCAAACATCGATTACAATTACAGGAAGTAATTTTGTATCCATACCTATTGTTGAAGCAGTATCAACAACTGGAGTTATTACTCCAGCAGACAGTGTAACATTTAATAACTCAACATCACTCACTTGTAATTTTACATTAACAACAGATGGAACATATTATATTAGAATTGAAAACAATGACGGTCTAGCCGTTCGATCATCAACAGCAGTATTAACCGTATCCGATGCACCGACTTGGACTACTGCAGCAGGTACATTAGGTACAATTCAAGGAGATTTTTCAGGAACCGTTGCAACCGTTGTTGCAACATCAGATTCTGCTATCACATATAGTGAGACAACAAACGTATTAACAAATGCAAGTCAGGCAAATTGTTCTTTAAATTCATCAACAGGTGTGATAACAACTACTGACTTCGGTGGATCAAGCACCACTGCAACAACGTATACATTTACATTAAGAGCAACCGATGCTGAAGGTCAAACAGCAGACAGACAATTTAGTTTGACATCATCATATGCTGCAACAGGAGGCGGACAGTTTAACTAATCATGGCTAGTACATATTTAACAAGAACAAATGGAACTTCGACTTTACAAACTAAATTTACTTTAAGTGTATGGTTAAAAAGAAGTAACCTTTCTGAAGTTAATATATTAGGTGCAGGTAGTGGTAATGATAAATGTATCATATTTTTTAAATCAGATGGTGTTTTTGAATTTTATCAAAATGCAAGTGGTTCAACAAATATACAATTAAGAACAAATAGAAAATTTAGAGATACTTCTGCTTGGTATCATTTAGTTGTAGCTTATGATAGTACAGAAACAACATCATCTGATAGATTAAAACTGTACGTTAATGGAGTACAAGAAACTTCATTTTCAGTAAATACATATCCATCATCAAGTTTAATTCCATTAGTTAATAAAAATAGTCAGTCTATTAATGTTGGTTTTGAAAATGGAACTTCATTTTATTTTGATGGCTTAATGTCTCATGTTCACTTCATAGATGGCACAGCTTATAATGCTTCAGCATTTGGACAAGCTGATGCTAATGGAGTTTGGACAATTAATACTTCTCCAAGTGTAACTTATGGAACTAATGGTTTCTTTATTTTAAAAAATGGTAATAGTGTTACTGACCAATCTGGTAATGGTAATAACTTTACAGTTGCAGGTGGTACATTAACGAATACTGAAGATAATCCAAGTAATGTTTTTGCTACATTTAATCCACTTGCCAGTAAAGTTATAGGAACTGTCGGTTTTACTATAGAAAATGGTAATACAGTTTTTAATCCATCATCAGGTACAAATCAATTTACTACTAGTACGATTTGTACGCCTTCAACAGGAAAATTTTATTGGGAAATGAAAAGTACAAGTTCTAGTGGAGGGGATTGGCCAGATATAGGATTAATGTTTACAGATAGTATTTCAACACACATGGCTGCTACAGGTAATCCACAACATAATTTTTCATATGCAGCAGGGATTGAGGCCAATGGTACTAGATGGGCTTTTGGAACTCAAACATTAAATTGGTTTGGTGGTTTTAATAACAATGATATTATAACTTTTGCAGTAGATGTTGGAGCTGGTAAGTTATGGTGGGGTGTAAATGGTGCTTGGTTAAATAGTGGTGACCCTGCTAATGGTACAAATGCAGGTGCAACTTTTACAGCAGGTACTTCAATTACTGCATGGGTAGAACAATATAATGTAGGAGATGTTCAAGCAAACTTCGGTAATGGCTACTTCGGAACTACAGCAGTATCTAGTGCAGGAACTAACGCAAGTGGTATAGGAATATTTGAATATGATGTTCCAACAGGTTATACTGCTTTATCAACCAAAGGATTAAATTTATAATGGCTTATACTACAATTAAAAAACCTTCGGATTATTTTAATACTAAACTTTATTCTGGTAATGGAACTGCTATTGGAAGTGGTGGTAATGCTATAACAGGAGTTGGTTTTCAACCAGATTGGACTTGGATTAAAGCTAGAAATAATGGAGATGAATCACATTATTTATTTGATGCAGTAAGAGGAGTGACAAAATCAATTCGTTCAAATGGAACAGGTGCAGAGGGAACTGATGCAGAAACATTAACTGCTTTTGCTTCTGATGGTTTTACACTTGGAAACAATGGTGGTGTTAATAGTGGTTCACTTAATTATGCCAGTTGGAACTGGAAAGCAAATGGAGCAGGTTCATCTAATACAGATGGCTCTATAACATCAACTGTATCTGCTAATACAACAAGTGGATTTAGTATTGTTAAATGGACAGCTGATGGTTCAACTAGTGGAACTATTGGACATGGTTTAGGTTCTACACCTAAAATCGTAATTTACAAAAGATTAGATGCAGCTAGTTCTTGGTATGTTGTATATACTTTTGTTGATAATTCACAAGATTATTTACTTTTAGAATCAACTGCGGCTAAAGCAGATTTACCTTCTGCAACTTATGGTACAGCAACCTCATCAACAATTTCTAATATAGGTTTTGGTAATACTAACAGCATGATAGCCTACTGTTTCGCAGAAGTTAAAGGCTTCAGCAAGTTTGGTTCTTATGTTGGTAATGGTAATGCAGATGGACCATTTATTTATACAGGATTTAAACCTGCGTTTATTATATGTAAAATTACAAATACTGCTTCTAATTGGAGAATGTTTGACAATAAAAGACTTGGCTACAATGTTGATAACAACCCTTTATATCCAAATGTTACTCTTGTAGAGGGAACTGAAGATAATATAGATATTTTATCTAATGGTTTTAAATGGAGAACTACTGATGGTGCTTTAAATGGTTCTGGTAGTTCATACATCTACATGGCATTTGCCGAAGAACCTTTAGTGGGAGATAACCCAGCGACTGCGAGGTAACTCGTGGCAAGTATTCTAAAGAATGATACTATCCAAAATAGTAGTGGATCTAATATCATAACGGAAGCAGCAGGAACTATAACGATGGCTGCATCTGGGAATACGGTCACGATTCCAGCAGGTGCAACGATGACAGCAGATTCATTATTAGTCAATGGTCAATCGGTTACGGGAAGAATATTTCCAACGGTGTCAAGTATAACCCCTACTACCGCATCAGCATCAGTTCAAACGTCAATAGCAATCACTGGTTCTGGATTCGTTGCAACACCAGTCGTTGAAGCAATTAGTTCAACTGGGGCCATAAATACTGCAGATACAGTCACTTACAATAGCTCTAGTTCTTTGACTTGTAATTTTACATTGATTGCAGGCACATATTATATTAGAGTAGAGAATAACACAGGTTTTGCAGGACGATCTGCATCAACTTTATTAACGGTATCATAATGGGTATATTAAAAGTAGACACAGTACA